GAGAATCTTCTTCTGAGACTAATGGATTAGCGCCACCTGGACCCAAAGAACGACCCGTAAGATCGGAAAGTTTTGTCCAGTCAAGCCCTCCACCTTGGGGTTTACCGCCCGGTGGCTTACTATAGGAAGAAGTTGTTTGATAGGGGAAAAATCCCGTTCCAGGTGCTCCTGGCGTGCCGACAGGATGAGGAGCATTTGGATCGTATGGTTTTGAATTGTGATGAATGTATAAAGCAACACCAGCGACAATAGCGCCAGCAATCAGCGCAGCAGCAGCGCCAGTAACAGCCGCCACTCCGATTCCTACTCCCCCCGCAGCGAATCCTGCTTCTGCCCCGACTCCTGCGATTGTAGCGCCACGAAGAACACCCCCACCGCCACCAAGAACACTTGTAGCGCCACGAAGAACACCCCCACCGCCAGAAGTTGCAGCGAACTCAGTTACGGCAGCAGCGAACTCGGTCACAGCGCCAGCGAACACCTCTGCCGAGGTGCCTGTTGCTACGTCTTTAGCCGTACCAAATACACCGCCGCTAACTTTGTAAATTCCAGAACTAACTGAACTTCCAAAACTACCAAGAACTCCAAAGATTTTACCAATGTTGCTAGCAAGCGAAGCGATCTTTGATGCGACTGTAACTCCTACCGCAACTGTGACAAGTCCCGTTATGGCACCAAGAACAGCGACAAGAGCATCTTTATGGTCAGCAAAGTAAGCAGCAATGTCTTTCAGTGCATTTAATCCAGAAAGGGCATATGGAGTCAGCGTTTGTCCAACGGTAGCCTCACTCTTAGCAAGACTGGCTCTGGCAATGTCCATTTGACGGCCAGGAGTATTCATGGCCGTTCTCATTGACTCTTGAAGTGCTTGGGGAGTAGATGCCCTCTCAATTGAAGAAGTTAAGTCGGCAAGTTTCTGAGGATCAGAAGCAAGAGCAAGAAGCGGTGATGCTGACTTAGCAGCACCAAACATCTTACTAAGGAATCCAGCAGTAATAGTATGGATTTCTTCGGGAGTTGCTTTGCCTGCTCGCCAGTCAGCCATAGCCTGAGGATTAGCAAGAAGCCACGCATCTTGCTGTGCTGTCGCTGATGCTTGTCCTGGGGCATTTCCCTTATAAGTAGGGAAATAACTTCCAGCAGATTGCCCACCGTGAGCAATCTTGTCCATGAGATACTGAATCGCAGCAGGAAGTCCGTAGGTTGTAGTTACCTTGGACATATCGCCAGGATTAATGCCGATAGAAAGCAACGCTTTCTGCGCTTGTTCTGACGAGCCAGTGGTTAACTGCTGAACAGAGTGATTAATAAGCGTACCAGCCTGAGAACCCTGCATACCTAATTTAGTAAGAGTGTCAATCCATGCCACAAGGTCAACGGCACGAACTCCGGTAAAGGAAGCAGCAGAAGTGGCTTTACCAAGTGCGCTAACCATGTCGGCACCACGAATGTCACCATGACCAACGCCAGCGTTCATAAGGGCCATAATTTGATCGGGAGTTCTGGCTCCCGGCAAATGGGCATTCAACATTGCGCCCATGATTCGAGAAGTTTGTTCAGTCTGCATTCCCTTGGGGATGTTGAACAAAACGTCTAGTTTCAAAGCATCTGTGGTGTATTGCTTCATTTGTTTCATTGTGGCGTGCGTTCCAGCAGCAGATGAAGCAATGCGATACCAAGTATTTGCAACGTCATTCATGTTGACGCCATATGTGGCGCTAAGGTCCAGCATGTTTTTCTGAATGTCTTTAAGGTTGCCAACTTTTACCCCAGCATCAACCGCTGACTGAGTAATAAGTTTGTTGAAGTCCGTATACTTCTTTACGGATTCGTAGGCGCCCAAAGCCAGAGCACCGGTTCCCCACAAAGCAGTTTGCTTGATGACGGGATTTTTTGCCAAAGTTTCCAAACGAGAAACGTGATCTTCAGCAGCCCTAGTTGTTCTACGAATTGCATCGTGTTCTTTGTCAGCCGAAGAAACCCTGCGACCCGATGCAGCGGCAGCGGCATCCTCAATAGCCACAGCCTCAGAGGTAGCGGCGGTAACATCCTTGGTGGCAGCCGTAGTCGCTTTAAGTGCAGCAAGACGACTATCAAGACTTAGCGTAGTGCGAGAAACAGACGAAAGAGCCTTCTGAAATTCTCTTGTGGCACCAGCGGCCTCTTTCATTCCATCAATGAACTCTGCCTTGCCTGAAAGAACAAGGCGTGCTCCAACATCTTCGACAGCCATTTATTTAGTTCCCAAAGACGACAAAAACCGCCACCCCAGGGGTGACGGTTGTGTCAGTGTTCACAGCCGTCTTAACGTATGCAATGCGAGAAGCACAAACGGCCATGAAGATCGTCCTTTTTAGGCAAGCATAAATTGCGAGATGGCTTGGGCAGTAAGGCTGGCTGTAGCCTTGATTTCTTCCGTGCGTAACTCAACTGCTTTACGCAGCATTGCTACTTTGATTAGGTAAGTTTCGTCGTCTTGATCCACAATGGAGTATGGATCAACGCCTAAAAGGATGCTGTACGCCCCGGTGATGACGAAATCATCTTCACTCAGGGCGTCGAAAAATCCGAGTCAAGTTGAGCGTTAGTCTTACCGCTCCAATCCACCAACGTAGTAGCGGCTTGGATGAGGTCGCCATCCGTGTAGTAGAGCGCACGAACAACATCAACTGCTGCATCCGTAATAAGACCAAGGTTGCGAGCAAGGTCTGGATCAAACCTCGTCCAAGGACCTTCAGGGTCATCGGGATTTAGTGAATACTTAGTGTCGTGATCGCCGTCCAAACAGGCGTAAACACCAATGCAGCATTGAGCAAGAATGTCAGCGTTAGCGAGCAAACCGAATTCCTTGGTATTGCTCTTGCGACGACGCTCAATGGCTTGCTCTGAGCGAACCGAGTCAATCGGACCAAACCGCACAAAGATTTCAGGGTCCTCCCAACGAGGAACCTGAAGATCAATGTAAAGGCTTTCCTTGATCTTATCCCGCCGAGCCTTTAGAGAAAGGATAGCAGTTGAGGGACGCTTAGGTTGTTCCTCCGAGAAAGTCGGAGTTGCAGCAGCAATCCCAGGATGGACTGGCTGTGCCAAGGGCTGCTCGCTGGCAGCACTTACCGAGAAGTGGGTCGTTTCGCTCATTTGTTGTTCCTCTGTCTATGAAGTTTAGTTACTGACGTTTTCCACCGAAATGTCAATGGAAAACATACGAGGGTTGTGCGAAGTGGAGTCGGCCTTGCCGTCTTTCACCGAAGCAATACGCCCGTAGTAAGTACGAGGACCCTCAAACGGATTTCCGTTTTGATCAAGCGGCTGAACCGAAACGGTGCAGTAGGTGTTTCCAACCAGCGAATGAAGTTGAGCAATCAGTTGATGATCCCGTCCTTCATCATACACGCGACCAATAGAAACGTCTGAGTAAGTGGGAAGTGACAGATAGGTCTTTTCGGGACCCATACCGCCGGGACGATGCTTGGTCGGCGTAGCCGTCACATCACCGCCAGTAAACGTATCAAACACGCCCACGTTCCCAAATCCTTGCACCGAGAGGGTAGTAAGATACTGAAGTTCAGTTGCGTTATAGGTCTGACCGCTAGTGGAAAGCGTGGGCATTATTGGCTCCTACAGAGTCCAGAAGGTTGAGTAGATTCTTAGTTTTGCTTAGATTCCGGGGGAGTTCGGAATCGTTGCGTTGGTGAGATACTTAGCCACATTGATGTTTACGGTTTCGGCAAACGGAGAAAGTCGAACCGAGATAAGGGCGTTGATTTGGCTATTAGCAATGGTGGTCGGAGTGTTCACCTGAGGTCCGGTGTTCACGTTGAACGCCTGTTGAGCCGTAGCCCCGTACAGCGAACCGTTCACCCAATACTTCTGGCATTGACCAGCGAGGGCACCATTAAAGGTGGAGAACAACTGTCCCTTGCCGTCGATTTGCTCAAACAGGTAGTTCTCACCGATTTGGTCAAAGTCGTAAATCATTTGCATACGCATCCGAACATTGTTCAGGTACGTCCACGAAGGATCGGTAGACAGCGAACGGTATCCGTAGATAGTGATTGTTCCGTTGATGTTACGGATGACGTTCACGCTGGCATTATTCAGCGTAGCCCGGTCGGCAGCCGCGTAGGTCTGCGTAACGCCAATAGCGTAGGAGGACTGTCCGTTGGGACCAGCGGCAGGGTTGTTGGTATCGTGCGTAACATCGTTAGCCGACATAAGAGCAGCGGCCAATGCTGACGGTGGGATAACACGATTGGGAACCGGCGAGGAAGCACCAGGATTGGCGCTGCTGACCCCAGGGATAATCACCCAAGGAGCGAAGAAGGAAGCATAGTCCTCAAAGGCGGTGTTTGCTTGAATCGCTTGCGCCTGAGAAACCAGCGTGCTTGCCGAAGAAGAATCAGCAACGTCCAGAAGGGCCACACGGTTAAACGTCGCAGCGTGAGCAGCAAGAGCCACATAGCCAGCAACCGTGGTGTGACCAGGAGCAGAAACCTGACCGGGACCATAGGACTCGGTGAAGGCACCCAAAGCGTTTGTCCACTGCGTATCAGTGATGTGACTGTTGTCGTCCGAACCCGAGTTGAGACTAACGGTTGTGCTGACAGGGTTACCACCCGAACCAGCGGTAACAACAATTTGAACTTCCCAAAGGTTCTGAGCGTTGAACCAGTTCTGAGCATCAATGGGATAGAACAAGTTGGGCGAAGTAACGATAGTAACGCCGTTATTCTGCACCGTCATGTTGTAGTAAGTACCGTTATTGACGATGATGATTGAGATGTTGTTACCCCAAGCACCAGGGCCAGCAGCCGAAATGCTTAGTGAAGTAATGGAAGAACCGTCAACAACGCTGTTGCGAGCAGTAGCAGCGCCAGGACCAACCACGCGAGAAACGTAAGCGGTAACGCCGCCATCGTGGAAATACTCGTCCAGAGCGTCGTAGAGGTTGTATTGAGTGTTGAAACTATCGGTTGCTTGGGTGCGTGGACCAAGGAAAGCAACGTAGTCGTTCATTGAAGTGATCGGAACAGGAACGCCAACCGGACCCTGTTGGGTGATGCCGGTCACGAACCACTGACCGGTTTCAGCACCCGTGCTGGAAGAAGAAACGGCAGCGGTAACGGTGGTGTAAACCCCTGGTGCTTTCGTGGTCATTCGGATTCACCTTCGTCGGTAGAAATGGTGGAGGCTTGCGCCCTACGGGATGTTGCTTTGACCGGTTCTGGACGTTCCACAAAGTTAAGGACACCAGTTGCGATCTGATTTTGAGTTACTTCATCCAGTTCGACTTCTAGGAGTTGGCCCGGAGAAAGTTCCCGACCATCCGTAAGACAAACTGCATAAGGGGCTGCGCCGATAACGGCAATCTTTTCGTACTTACTCATGTTGACCCGTTCTCAACTGTCTTGAAGCAATGCGACTTTTGCATTGGCTTTTTCCACAACCGGAACATCATCCGGAGGAAGAAGCGTGGGATCAGTTTCCACGCCAAGTCCTGCATACTGAGGCTCGGGAGGACCACCGAACACATCCATCGTGTTGCCAACGGTGACCTCAAAGTTCACAGTCATCAGCCCAATAATTCTAGTGCTGATGTGTTCCTTTTCCATGTAACGCTCGCCCACCCACAGGGTAGTTTCTGCAATGCCTTCCAGTTGTGGATGTTGAGCAATGCAGGCACGAACGGCTGCTCCATAAGCAAGAGCAAGGGCCTGAGTTTCCTGCCAGTCTTTAGTACCAGCCAGGAAAATTGAGGCTTGGGCTTCCCAGGTGGAGCGAGTTTGACGCTGATGACGCTGTGGGGCACCCTTAGTTCCATTAGAAATCACAAGGATTTGTGTCACAACGTCACGGGGAAGGGTTTCCCAATCTGGCTTCAACCGATACGCCCGAGGAAGTTGAAGAACATCTCCACCCAGGTTTCGATTAAATTCTGCTAAGTAAGCAGGCAGCCATTTTTGCAAAGTATTGTAGAAGCCCTCTTGAATGGTGTGACCACCAATCAAAGGACCGTACACATCGGGATTAGCGTATTGGTAGTTCCAATTGAGCCACCATTTATCAGACTGATTGCTCACAAGGCCATCGCTATCGCATCATCGCTGACCGATCCTGTAGCGCCGGTCATAATGTAAACTTGCAGAATCTCACGCCAGAGAAGCAAAGTGTTCTCGTTCAAGTGAATGATTTGACGTTGCGGAAGATTAGGACCGCCGTCTTGATGAAAGTTAGCGTACTCAACGTGCGAAGTGACTTCCATGAAGTTACTTGTTGCGACGTTGGTGCTATTGCCTCCACCAGTAAAGGAATCTTCTAGCGTTCCCGTCCGAAACAGAATAGGACCTGCATTAAATCTATGACTTATACGGTAAGTAATAGTGGACGGAGCCAAGGGTTCCCAACCTGGGCCTTCATTGGCAAATCGTTCTCGCTCAATTGCGTGGAACGAAGCCATGATTGCTCGCATGGCTGGCGTCATGTTTTCAACATGACGATTAATTTTAGTCATGTGGTCAATAAGTGACTTACCACCAGGAAGAATGTCAAACTCAACTTCCAGGGTAGTCACTATTAACCCCTAGCCCACGGAGCAAGCAGTTTAATGATTTCTGCTTCCAGTTTTTCGCTGTTGAGTCCCGTCCGAGATTGAGGCTCGGATTCACGAATCAAATAGTCAGCAGCCTGGAAAACACAAGCACGCTTTAGGCCGGGTGGAATTCCCTTGGTGTAACCACCGTTGTATACACATTTGATACGAGTGCCTTCAGGGGCAAACGTACCAATGCGAAGCCAACCGTGACCATCAGTAACGCTAGGGCCATTGATGACCCAGCCCTGAGAGGGCGGAATCACCAAAGTATTACCGTAAGTCAGGGTAATACTAAGCGAAATAATGTCGTATGACCAAAGTTCCGGATGAAAGGGAGCGAACTCATCCAGCCAGAAATGTCGGACAAGATCGTTAGCACCACCGAGAGCATTCGCAAAGGAAAGTCCCAGGGAACCTTGGAATGGAAGGGGGGTGTTTGAGTCTGCACCGTACTCCTGAGGGTCGATGCCAAACAGCCGAGACTCATTGATGAGTCCGTAGAAGGGCGCAAGGCGACGGCCCACCATCGTTTCGATAGCATCGGTCGCTTCCACCATCAACTCGTCCAGAAGTTGAGGGTCAACGTCCTCGCAAAGAGCAGGATAACGCCTCAATAAGTCGGACGAAGTGGCAAGAGGAACCGGGTCGGTAAGAACCGGATCAGCCATTTTACTCCGATTGTTTGGTTGTTTTGCGAGTCCTTGGCTTGGCTGGGGCCTTGGTCACGTTGGCAGCGTCAGTAGCCTCAGAAAGATCGTTAGTGGGGATAACTTCGGAAGCGGCCTTAACCTCGGCAACTTCCTCAACAATAGTATCTTCAGAGATAGTATTGACATCTTCTTTGACTTCGTAAATCTCCCCGTGAGAAGAAGTAAGAAGGTCCATGAGGTCTGCTTCATCGACGTACACAATGTCGTCAACGCTGTTCCAAACGTAGCCCTTGCTCGTAGAGCCGGGAGAACGCTTTTTGCAAGGATAAGTCTTAGGCATAGTTCCTCCTGGGAAATGCGATAAGAAGGCTGGTGGCCGAGGGGAAGCGGAGGAACGGGCACTCCCCCTCGGCTTACCAGGACTTGTTGGCTACTGCTTAGGCCAGGGTGATGTTGACGCTTGCAGCACGGGCCAGATACTTCGGCGCACGCACGGCAAAGGTGCAGTCATCAACAATGGCGAAGGGCAGAGCGTCCGGAACAGCAGTGGTCGGGTACAGATCGACCGGCTGCATCTCACGGATGTAAGGACGAACCACAAAGTCAGGATCGCGAGACATGAGGTAGAGGTTCTGCTCACCAGCATCCAACGGCTGAAGTCCCGAATTCGGGGTGTAGGCCGGGGGCAGCGTACCCGGCTGAGTTGGGCCGGTGCTGTTCTGCGGGATAAGAACGGTGCCGTTGTCCACGATCTGATTTGCACCAAGGACCGTAAGCGGAGCGCCGTCCGAGGAAACCGACTGCGTGATGTTGGCATCGACGGCACCAAGGAAAGTCTCGTTACCTGAAGAAGTCGAACGATACACCTTGTAAAGCATGGGAGCGGCGTTGTCCGGACCAGTCGGAGGCGTGAACGACAGCGTGACGTTCTGACCGGAAGAAGGAGTGACGCTGCACTCAACGCTGGCGCGAATCTCACCGAAGCGAGACTGGACAGCCGACACACGGTAGTAGTAAGTGGTGCCACCAGCAAAGGCAGAACCGCTACCACCGGCAGCAGCAGTGACCGTGCCGAACACATCCGAGCGAGGCGACAGGAACGACGACTTGACAATCGGGACGTTACGGTACGAAGCCACGATCAGACCAGGAGCAATCTCCACTTGATCCACGAAACGCTGCTGGTTCGTGAGAAGTTGAGCGATGCGGCTGTTCAGCGTCGGGGACGCAATGAACATCCAGTCGGAAGTCTCAACCGGCATGGCGACGTTCTGCTCAACGAGGTCAATCAGTTGGTCAAGAACACCAAGGTCGAAAGCGACGTTGTTGAAGTTGATGGCGTTCTGATTGTCACCCGAGAACTGCGAAGCGATCACATCAAGGCCGTCAAACTGCGGGTAAGGACCGCTGGCGGTGGCAGAAGCGTTGCCCCACTCAATAGCAGTCTCAATGTCCCACAGAAGGCCCTGGTGAGCGCCCTGGATTTCCTTCGCACGCAGAGAACCGATCAAGTCAGCGGTCACAGCCTGAGCGTAACCGGTAACCGCACCGACCACCTGGAACTGGCGAATCGGGAACGAGTTCTGAACGTAGGTTGAGGTCGTCACCGGGCGAGCGCCACCGTCCGACACAAAGCCACCGGCGGGAAGATTGGTCCGCTGGTTGAAGTAATAAGTGGTCGATCCCCACTTGACGGTTGGGAGTGCCCGAACGACAGGGGCGTAGCGACGTTGGTACTCCAACAGAACCGGGTCGATTTCCTTCTGGATAAGGGCAGATGCCCCTGAGGCAAGAAGGGCCTCTTCAAGATCATTAGGCATTTGCGTGCCCTTTCAGTGTGTAATTGAAACGGAAAGTTTCGATTCGGATTATTTGATTAAGCGACAACCGCAGAGGTCGGAGCAAGGATGCCCGGATGAACGTCCATGTGACCGGTGAAACGGTACGGCTGGGAAGCCCAGGCCGACTCTTGGACTCGCAGGAACTCAGCGGAGGACATTTCCGCAAGCCGACGAGAATCAAGTTCGCCACCTTCGCTCAGTTCGGAAGCCGTGTGGACGGTCTGACCGCCAACAAGACCCTTACGAGCGCCGGGGCCAGAACGGAAGGACTCAATGGCCTCCCGAGCAGCCTGCTCCTTAGCGAGAGCAGCGATTTCAGCAACCTCAACGGCGCTGTAAGTACGCTCGGTAGCCTCGGCAACAGCCTCAGCGGGAGCGGCCTCAACAGCCTCAGTCGAAGCCTCAGCAGCCTCAACGGCAGCAGGCTTAAGAATGTCACCAAGAATGCTGGCGAGCGAGGTAGCGACAGCAGTAGCCGTGGCCTCGGAAAGCGTCTTGATGGTATCTTCGGAAAGTTCAGCCTTAGGGGCAGTAACAGCCATAGGATTAGCCTCGGTCACGGGGGCAAGTGCCTCCACAGAAGCGTCACCTTCGACGGTGGCGGTATCGGTATCGTTCGGCACGTTGGCCTCCATATTGTCTTTGCTCGCGACGGGGCCGTTAAGCGCCGTCTGATCTATTGGTTGCCCACACATGGGGCAATACATTGCACTATCATCAAGATTTCCTCCACAGTGCATACAACTTGTATGCTCTGCGTCACCATCAGCCGCCGTGGCGTTATCTTCGCCACCAAACATATGACCGGCACCCTCAGTCATGGCGAGAATGGCCGAGTGAGCCATTCCAGTTGCCATCTTCTCAGGGTTGGCGATGTCGGTTCCGATAGTTGAAGCAAATGCTTCCAGAACCTCAGAAATCTCACCGATAAGTTGTTGTGATTCGACTGTAATTTCAATGTTGAATTTCTTAGCAGCCGACTTGATACGGGACTTAACTCGGGCCAGTTGAGCAGCCGAATACAGTTTTGCGTTGTCACCTTGGTTGATGTAAGACCACGCAGCCCGAACGTGCTTCTCGGTATCAATGGGATACCGCTTTTGCTTATCCTTTTGGTAACCAGGGTCAGCATAAGAAACGTCACCATAAGGCTTCTTGTCAGCCTCGGCCATAGTCTGATCTCGACTATCTTCCTTGACTACACTCTTAGCCCATGAGTAACCGGCATCGCCGCCCCATGCGTCCCAAGCAACTCGGCCAGGAGAGGGAAAGCCTTCTTCGCCGCTATTAAAGCCAGTAGCCTTCTTATCCGGCTGGTGCCGATCAAAGTAAGCCTTCATGCGCTTGGCAATCGCCATAGAGACAGACTTGCCAGACGCAAGATCGTGAGCACGGCCAGAACCGGTGGCGGTAAAACCGCTGCCTGCTTTGCCATCTTCAATCCACTTAACAGCACGACGAGCGGCAGCCTGCACGCCCTCCGGTGGAGCAAGTGCAGCCTCGGACACCTGAGCGATAATCTCTTGGCTGCGCTTTAGAAGTTCTTGCTTACTGAAAGATTCTTCGGTTTCTTCGTCCTCATTGGACATATCACCGATTTGGTCAATGAGAGCGTTCTTCAAAGCGCCCTTCAAATCCTCCAAATGCGACCAAACTTCAGCGTCGTAGGAGTCGTCCATATCCATGCTTTGCGCCATCATCAATTTCTTGACAATTTCGTAAGCGTCCCACATCATTTTAGTGATGTCAATGTCCTGAGAATCAACGGCCTCGTCAATGAAGTGAACTTCATCAACGGACTCAAAGATCATTCCGGTGGCAGCAGATTCAGCAAGTTCGGCGTGAGTAATCTCAGCGCCAGCGACACCAGGACGACCAGTAAAGTCAATACCGCTAACCAACAGATCATCTGCCGTACTAGCGATTTCGCCGCTTTCAGTGGTGACATCATAAGGATCGCTCATCCACTGACCACGGATAGAAACCGACTTGATGTACGGTTTCTCAGCAGTGGTAAGGGCCGCAATGTCTCGGCCAGCAGCAGTGTTGGCGATGTCGGCTTCAAAGGTGGCCGAACCGTCAGCCAGTTGGTCAACGCTAGTGATGCGACCAATAATTGAAAGAGCATCGTCAGCATGAGCGGCACCGTGACCAGTAGCCATTGAAAGGGGGATACCGCCAGGAACAGTCATCTCGGACCTCATCCGAGACACTGCTTTGGCAATGTTTTCCCTGGTATACATTCTACCGTTCTTAGAAACACCAGGGACCAAGAAGCGTCCCTTGATCTTAGCAATGCGCTGTGCCACATTTACTCCATCTCGGAATTAGTCAGCAGGGGTGTACCAGCATCGACAAGAAACGTGCTGGGGGATTTGCGGAACTTCCGATGGAAGATACGGATTCCCGTCCTCTGCTTCTAAACATAGGGCGCAGACTTTCCCATCGCCTACGGTAACAAAGTTGACTTTTCCTGAGGGGCTTTCAGAAGAAAGCAAAGCAAGTAAAGCCAACGCCCAATAAGCGTGATTGTTGTAATCTGCGTAAAACGAGGCTCCTAGACCAGCGCCAATAATGGCAGCGTAATCTTCGCCTGTATTGCTGTTGTCACCTTCATTGGACGCTGCTGCAATCGCAACGTCACCGGCCAGACCGTCCATCATGGTCCGAGTGTCCTTATCGGCGTTACTTCCGTAAGAACGGGATCTTTTTAGTTGACTCAAATTCCCCTTGGTCGTTTGCGCGAGGTCGGGTACTTTTTGATTGAGAGCGTGCGCCAGGAGCGCGGCAGCGGCAGCCTGTCCCTCCGCTTTTGATTCAGCGGAGGCTTCTGCTGTGATCCGAAAGATTTCCGCAGAGAGTTCGGGATGCTTAGTAAGAAGATTGGCAAGGTAGGCAGAAACCACCGTCTTAACTTCTTCCCGCTGCCGGGAATTCTTATTGGGTGCTGCTTGGAGAGTCTTAGCGACTTCGGTTTCTAAATCAGCAGCATCAATTCGCAGCGATAGTTTTTTAGCCCATCGCTTAACTGCCATGTCGTACTTCATCCAAAGACGATCACGGCGTTTGTAAATCTTGGCGTACAGACCTTCGTTGGCTCCCACTGAAGCAATCAGACTAAGAGCAGCGGCTCCATTGTCTTGTTCTGCTTCCAGAAGCCCCTGTGATGCCTTGTATGCCGTCTTGGAGCGTTCCAGCATGGGAAGTTCCCCATGAATGGCATAACCGTTTGCAAAGGCTGTCATGGCAAACTCTAGTACGGAGTTATCCGCTTCTTGGAGCCGCGCCACTTCTTCACTCGCATTGGCTTCGGTGTTCTTACATGAAGTCGTTTCCTGAAGCCATGCGTTCTTGCTGAATGCCACGAAGTCACCGAGTTGTAGGAGGTGGACGAGATTCGTTTCTTGAATCCCCTTTGCCTTCCCGTAGGTTTACGAGTTGGTTGTTTTCTGTAAAGTCCAACCGAAATCTTTGAGTAACCCAAGGGAGTCGGGAACTTCTCTTTCATTCCCAGGCGATGACGGCCCTTGCCCTTGTGAATAAGAGTCTTTTTGGCTTTAGCGTTAGCGTGTCTCTTGGCTCTTGCTTTAGCAAGATTAGCACGTTCGCTTGCAAGTTGATTGGCTGTTTGTTTGCCCTTGCCGTACTTTAACCTAGCCGCTGCTCGGGCTTTAGTTAAGTTTGCTCGGCTTGCTGCAAGTTTCTGTGGGCTTTTTGATGCCATTGAATCGGACTAGCCGACTTCCTTTTGAACAAGAGCAAGACAATTCTTGGCTGTAAGAATACCCTTGCCATCATTAGTTGGCGCAGGAGCAACCGTGTTGTCAGAGCCATTGACGGGGGTGACGATTGAAGTCCAGTTCCCATTCTCGTCGTATGGCACGGCTACTCCTTGGTATCTTTGTCCTCTTGACTAAGTTCTTCAAGAACTTCCTTGCGGATTTCTTGATAGTGCTTGCGCCAAGCGGCTTCTAGCACTTTGTCCTCTTGATCGGGACCCCAAAGACCACGCGAGTAGAAGAACGAATCGTCCTCAGATTCGGCGCTTCCGGAACCCTTTTGACCAAATAGAGGATTTCCCTGAGGATCACTGACGGTCGAAATGGGTGGCGGCGGTTGGATTGTCTGTTCCAACGGTTGACCCTTTTGATGAATCGCAGCAACCGAAGCCTTAGAGAAAGCGTCCAAGTCCTCGTAGAGAACCATAGCGGCTCGATCCACAATGAACGGATGATCGCCGCCGTCAATAGGAGGCTCACCGATAACCGAACGAGCCTTGTTGATCGTCCATCGACCGTTGCGAACACGCAGGTCAGCAATTTGGTCAATCACCATGTCGTCGCGCCAGTCAACGGTGCCAAACGAAAGGTGCCAGTCTTTGACTCCATACGCTTGATACAGTAAGTGGAACGAGAACTTCTCCATCACAAGTTCAGCGATGGGACCACAGGTGTTGACATTGAACATCCTGGCTTGACTAGAGCCGGTCCCACCACCGAGGTTACCGGCCTCAATGACCGAAACGATGGAAGGGGGAACTCCATAGCCAGTATAAATCTCATCTCGGGATTGCTGTTTAATGGCAAGCCACTGAGTAAGTTGATTGACGGCCAACTCTTTCAAGTTAGCGCCACCCTTAGTCTCAATGAGATTTCCGATATTCCGGGCACCGAGATTGCGGACTTGGTATTGTTGCTGGAACCGTTCCATTTCGGACGGTGGCAACGCAATCGGCCAATCTACCCATGCCCGGAGCGGGTCACCGCGCTTCATAGTCTCTTTGACTAGAGCGGCAGTGAACAGCCACGCCGTAATAGGAAGGATGTTTTTCTGAGTAGGTGAGGCTCCGTAAAGCCCTGAGTCCGGAGAGTCAAACTTAACGT